CATGAGGAGCTGGAAATGTGAAGGTAGGGACAACCATTTGACGTTCCAAAGCTATCTGCTCGTCGGGTGTAATGCCAAAAGCCATATAAAATGAGGCCCTGGCGGCAGGTGTAATAACACACCCACGCCTTGAAAGACCACGGGCCCAATACCGGTCACTGTTATCCTCAAATGATGGATGATCAAGAGGCCGATCACAAACCACCAATTTATCATAGAATACAGAATAAACCGGTATTCCCCCCATCCAAGAAGATCCACACAACCCTATCGCAGTGATCCAACGATTAAAGGTCTGAGCATCGAATAGGGGCAGCAATGTGCACACATCCTTAGACCAAGCATTGGGAAAATTCCGTACCATTATCCATCTCGAGCCGTCGTAAAGAGGCCGACACTGGCAGAACTCGACGTGCTCCAAATGATAAACAGGAGCTTCGGGGACAATAACAAACCCCATCATCAAGAACCACCGCTCAAGATCTAACAAGAACCACTGCAGATCAGATTGTTCTAAAATAACAACCGAATCATCACCCATGTCAACGACTTCAGCCCGTAACTGCTTCATGGCCAGATAACTATATAACAAACCGGACATAATCAAACATCCAGTTAGAGCAGTATCCATGTCACCAGAACAAAGTCCATAATCGACAGAATACTTAAGAAAACCATTAGAGCAATTAGCAACACCATGCGTTCGCAACTTCCAGTCGTATAATCTTCCGAACGACCGACGGTGGACTTTAGGCAGGAAATTACTCACTACACCCTTGGTCCATAACATGGAAGAACGATGCACGTGCTGATCAAAACGATGAGCGTCCATCCCAACAGCAACGGGTTTCGAAAACTTAGACCATTTCCGATGGATGATCTGGCCAACCTGTTCTGCATTAAGTCCCTTCATAACGGTGCGCTCCCCAAACACAGCATCAATGGCCGAATACACTATTTTCTCAACAGGTTTCACGTAACACCCAAACTCCACATGGAAACGTGAAGAACGTG